GTCATTTTTGTTGAGGCATATTCCAAAATTGCGCCAGTATCCACAGAGACCTGCGCTTGTGCTCCTAAATTGATTATCGAACCCCGCCCTGGGGTCATTTCGACATGGATCACTTCTTCCCAAAACATCGTCGTGCTAGCACTTGCTTGCACGATGAAGTAGGGCACCATCGGGGCAACAGCCGAGGTGTACCAGTCCGTGGCTCCAGTTATTGCCGTGAGCGCCTTAAAACCCATTGTCAGCTCTGAAGCATCTATGGGGCGCCACGAAATCTGCATTGCACCATCCCTGACCACTGTGGTCCTCGAACCGGACTGGTTCATGTATGTGCCAAGAATCAAATTCATTCCTATAATTCCATCCGCTCGCGTGGCACTTGTTGTGTAGCCGACTGTAACCTGCGGAGGGGGGTCAGTTGCTGGGTACCTAAATTGCACCCTCAACGCGTGGGCCGTTAAACGTGCGTCACCAGTCAAAGGCGCCAACGATGAAGTTGACACCGGTTGCTGCGCGGCCCAGGTCATAGCGTTTAGGGCAGTCCCCGTGCCCATTCCAACAGGATAACCGGTCGTGCAATAAAAAGAATTCGCCGCATTGGGTACGATCATGCCCATCCACCAACCATTCTGGTTAGTGCTATTGAAAGTTACTGTACCAGAGTTAGTGATCATGTCACAAAATGTCTTCCCCATAGCTCCATTCCCCACACAAACGGGGGGATTAGTAAAGGGGTCTTTAAGGGCCTTCGTCCACTCATTACCCACCACCATTTCATGCCCAACATGCTCTTGAACATATTTCATCACTTTGTTGTTGCGCACTTTACGTGGTTGCGACTTCTTCTTTGCTCGCTTGGGGCGAGTCGGTTTGACCCGTACCTTTACGACCACACTTTTCTTCTTCTTTTGCCTTGGCATAATTAACAAATTCAGCGGTATCACGCCGACTCAGCTTGAGCCATATGCCACGGCTGCGAGCGCATGCCGAGACTTACACTTCTCAGGCGCTATTTGAATTAATTTCTCCGTTAGGAGCGCATACTCCTTTTCACAGAAAAAATATTCAATTCGCAAACTACTGAGTGTCTCAGCCAGCACATCCTTCTTTTTATCCTCAGGGTGCTTCAACCTGAAGACATGCTTATTCCAGTTGGCGGGTTCGTAGGCCCAGAACCCATTCTTATCTCGGAAGCGATGCGAACAAAATTCCGCTCCCTCTAGGTGATCCACTTCACATCTCTTAATTATGAAGCCTCGTCCCACCAGCCAACTCTTATAAGCCTCCTTATCAAAACCCAGCCTCTCCAGCGTGTCGTCACCCATAGTGAATATCATGTCACGCTGCCAGTCGAACTCACCCGTTATGTCCAACGCGGCTGAGATCTTCAGCATCACCTGACTCGCCGAATTCAAGGAGATTGTTAACTTCGAGCCAGACCGCACGATTCCTGGCTCCATTTGCTGATAAACGGTTCCATCTGAAAATACAATACTGCCCATTGACAAGAGCTCGTATCTTTTCTGGAATAGGAACTCAAATCGAGCGTCAGTGCCCCAATCGAGGCACAATCTCTGCCGACGTTCCAGATCCCATTCGTAAATCCACTTAGGAACTGTAAAGTCCCAACTTGTCTTATCCGTCTCAGCAATTTCCTTACGCCCACGGTAAATTTCCCGAGCCATTTTATCCATTCCACCATTCACCCATGACCAACCGGGCTTGGAAGGAATCCTCTCGTGGTTGTCAATTTCAGCGTCTAGGCTGGCATCAAACAGAACTGAATCTATGACTTGATCTAACCAGCTAACGCCCCATATGAGGCGCCAGCGTTTGGCTTCGATTTTCTCTTTCTTGTGCGGCTCACGTTTCACGAATATGCGCGCCGGGTCTGACTCGTCCTTACCCTGTAACAATGCATTCATTCGCTTAATTACCATCACAGCCAACCTACGCAGCCCCACTTTCTCAATGAGGTCTTTATTAGTGGGGAACTTCAGGCACCAAGGCCAACCAG